GTACCGAGTAGTTTATCTGTAACACTCTTGTACGGCCCATATGTTCTTTCGGTGTTGCTAGCACTCTTATAGGGAGAGGCACCAATAGCACCTTTATACCCAAAGTACCTGATGATTACACTATCGAACAACTGTCTGGGTTGTCCTAAGATTTCTCCGATAATATCTAGCTGAGCACCCTCGGCATTGTCTAGGTTACGCATCTGCATAACTTCTTTGAGAGCTTCCCGTAACTCTACCTTACCTGTAAGCATTAGTTGAAGATATCTGTTAAAGATATCCTTATCCTGAAACTGAGTTGTAGTTCTATCAGTAGCTTCTTGTGCGTAGTCAACATCTGCGTATGGGTTAGTCTCGGCTGTATAAGTAGTGATAGGTGTAATAATTCTCATACAATAGTCACCTCTATGTTACCAATCTCTAGTTTCGCTATTTCATCAAAGGCAAAAGCAAGGTTAGAAGTACCAGTAGGACTTGATGAAAACCCGACAGTAAGTGCGTCTACTTGGTGTCCCACAACAGAGTTTAATGGTGTGTACAATCTAGAGTAAACAACAGCATCTCCAACATTACTTGAAGACTTGATGTACTCAAAAAGTGCCGATCTAATTTGTTCTACACCATCTGCGGGGAAATCAAAGTTTGTAGTTAAAGACACGGAAACATATACATCAACAAAAGCAGGTCTACGAAAGTAAACTTGTTTTTCATTACCAAACACATCTTCAATCAGAGCAAAGCTGTTTCCGAAACTTGGGATACCAGTAGGTCTGTTATTCCAGATAACTTCTGTAATTTCTTGTTCAAGACCTCCACGAATAAGTACCATAAATGCATGTGGTGGTATTCCAAGAGCATCTACAACATTTGTTGTGTTCTCATAGATAGTGACATTCTGCACACCATTTAGTGAGATTAGGTTGGAATACATTGCATCAAGAATGTTAGACCCTCTGACGAACTTAGAAAGACTGAATCTATTTCTCAGCTCTGTATCTGACTCTCTAAAAGAACCTATAACGGCTGGTTGAAATTGTTCAACAGTATCCCAACCAAAAATAGGTGTGCTTATAGTGTCAATAGTACCAGTCTCTTGTTCAAGAGGTCCAGACTCTGCGGCAGATATTGTCCGACCTTTTGTAACCTTTGTGAAGAATAGGTTGGCAGAAAGTACATAACCATTCTCACTAACAAGATCATCGGAAGCAACTTCTAATGTGTCAGCTACAGCGGTTGCTGTTAGAACAGACCCGTAGTTATCATTGATAATAGTGGCGAGGCCACCAACTATTTCTACAGCCGTAGCAGAGGTAGACGATGTATAGGTAAGATCAACAGAGTTTGTACCGTCATTGTAAGTTACCGTGTAGGCTGTGCTATCCTGTACAGTCTGGATTCTAACTACAAATCCAACAACACCATTCTCATCTAAGACTACTTCCGTAGGAATTGTGAAGCGAACGTTAGTATAGCTTGAACTTACAAGGCTCCCACTGGGTATCGTTACATTGTAGCTTCCAGTCAGAAGAACCTGAGCAGTGGAACTAGAGGCTCCTTTACGAACTATTCCCGATAGTGCCACCAAGTTATCTAGCGCAATGCCAGAGGCAGAGTTAGGGTCAAAGGCGAGGTATACTTCTAACAGGGACTCCCATAGGTCTGCCTCCGATGGAGAAACAAGGCCAATCAATCTGCCCACTGTGGATGCACTACTTGTATCTAGGACTTCACCCTCTGGTACTAGGTCGTTGAAGAACTCAACAGCTTTTCTTCTAAGGTCTACCCGTACATCGGTAACCCTTTTAATATTTAAACCTGCGCTAGTTAGTCCCGCCATATTATGTACCTACCTCTAGGTTTGTTATTTCTATAGTTTGTCCCGTAACACTCTTAACTGAAAATGAAAGGGTATAAGTTCGTTTTGAAGATAAAGATGATTCAAATTTTAATATAGTAACTACGTCTTTATCCTCCAGAATAAGTTCTCGAAAGATAATGTCTGTACTAGACTTTGATCTATTTTTACCAAATATTTGTTGGAAGTATGGAGTACCATAGTTCACATCAAGAAACCACTCACCTTTGAAAGTTAGTAGCTTAATTTTTAATCGTTGTTTTAAAGAGAAAGATACGTCTTCAGTGACAGGTGTTTCCCCGTTAATGAAGATAGCATCGTGTGTACTCTCGTCTAATAAAATATCCATGCTATCTCCTTAGCCTGTGGCTGGCCCGACAGACCCACCTTCAGGGTTACTGTGAGTATGTGATTTAAGACCTACACCATCTGCCGTAACATCGCCTCCAACTACGGTGACACTATTGTTTATTGTAAGAGGTGCATCAATAGTAGCTGTGCCACCTCCACCGCCACCAGACATTGCCAGTGTTCCTGCGAGATTGAATACACCTGTCCAATTAGTTATTGGAGCATTAACTGTGGTTGTTCCCGAAATATTTGCTGTCCAAGTTGCAGCAGTAAGCCCCAAATCTCCAACAGCAGTTATACTTGTATTTGCACCAGAATCTAGGATAGTACTGGCACCAGATGTTAAGTTTATATTAACACCAGCATCAACTGTTACTGTTCCGGTAGCATTTATAGTAAGATTGTTGCACTCTATGAGACCGTTGTTGAATGTTGCATAGAAGTCTTGGTCTGTCTTAACCTGAATATCGCCATTCTCTTTGAGGCGCATTTCACACTCTGTGTCCAAACCTATGTTATTAACAATAACCAAGTCTCTTGTGGAGTGAGTCCACTTATGTTTCGCTGGTTCGTTGACTGCATCTTTGAACGGGAAAAGGCCCGGTATTGCGATAGCATCTTGTATATCAAACTTTCTTAAGTCTTCTGGTGTATAAGTCTGAGCACCTGTAGAAGCTCTGAAAGAGTCTGTAGACCTCTGAGAGAAAACACACAGGACTACATCACCAACGTCTATTGGGAATGTAAGGGATGCTTTCTTAGAGGCGGGGAACATGACTGGTACGTTCAGGATGGTAGGCTGTTCTTTTGCAGTTTCATCTAGAAGTACTCTATTCACTAGGGGCTGAACATCGACCCTCTGGTCTTCTAAGCTACTCCTTACTGTGACTATCCTACAAGGTATTGCTGTATAAATAGCTGACAGTTTATAATTGAAAAAGTCTTCTATTACTGTTTCAAATGCGAGTTCTCTCATTGTGTTTTTTGTCTCCTACTACACGTACAAATCATGTACCAATTTTTTCCTCTGAAGTCACCTGAAAAATCTACCTCTTCTACTCGGAGATATTCGGAGGTCTCTGCGTAATCCAGTCTGACCAAAGTACCCGGAACTACGTTTGCGTTTATTAAGGACGTAAACTTAACGCCTGTCGCCCTCTCAGCATCCTTGTCGGACTTATTATCTGAACCTTTGAATGGGTACGGCTTCTCTATCAAACCCGTTGTAGGGCTTATCACAGGGGCTGTGTCGATAGATTCCGATCCCACCGTCGAGAAGTCATTTATAAATAATGTCTCACCGTCAATACGCCATTGTAGCTTGTAGATCGAACACACCTTGTTCAACATCTCTTTAGGAGTCCCCGAGAGTGGATATCCGTAGACAATCTTACGAGATAACCCTGCACCCTTATAGGAACCTTTAGCCAATGCTGTCTGTTTTCTTATCACTTCTATCACATCTGCTACCACACCGTTCTCTGGTACTAGTTCAGACATTACTTTAAATGTTAAGTCAGAATAAGCAGGAGTTACCTCAATTTTTGTTACTCGGTCAGTGCCTTGCTTTTTTGTGTCAACTCCTGTAATCTGTCCCTGAAATAATCGGACAACATTATCTTGAGACTCATAGCCGCAAGAAAACACAGCAGTGGCATACTCTGTTTCTAAGTATGTTAATGAAATATCAGATAGATTATACACTGTTATAGAGCATCTGTCAATCTTATCTTTGTTATTAACAGACTTTCTTATACTAAAGGTGAGTTGCAAATCCGTTATACTCAACCCATCACCAGTATCTGCATCCCCTATTTGGAGTAGGTATTTTCTATCAAATAAATCCATTATTACTCTCCGTCGTCAAAAACGTAAAACAGTTTGTAAAACTCTTTAGGTCTTGTTATGATGTTGTCTTCGTCTTGGAAGGCAGTTTGCGTATTTGGTTGAAAATAGAAACCACCAGATAATCCGGGCAGTTTATAATCAAAGAAAAGTAACGTCTCTGGTGTTAGCCTTTCGTTTCTAACCAACACAGAACCTTCTGAGTCCTGTAGAGTAAGTACCCACTGACCCAACCTCTCTAGGAAGAGGAAGGTTAACGTATATCGGTTACCCTCTAGTGATACGGAATAAGAATAGAAGGTGTCGTTAAAAATTGGTAAGTCCACTTGTTGTAGTGCCATGTTATCCTCCTGATGCAAGATTTCGTAGGGCGAGTGCTGCAGACTCAACTGCAGATTCTCCGGTTATAATTCCGACAGCCTGTTCATAAGCATTCTTATCACCCTTCTTCTGTACCTGTGCAGCTCTCGTTGCGAAATCCTCTTGGACATCTTCAGGTAGTTCTTGCTCTAGCAGTTTAGAAATAACTATCTGCTCTAGCCCAATATCGAATACCAAAGAATCACCAGAAGTAGCTTCCTCTCTTACTGACACACTCGTTATAAACACATTTTCAATAGTACTATCTGTGTCTAGACCTTCATCAAATTCGTACAGAGTTAATTTCTCTCTGCTCTCTTGAAAGCCCTGTAATACTTTAAACAGTACTTTCTCAGAGTATACGGAAGCTCTGTTCTCATTTAGGTTATTTACAACAGGTGCTTCGTCTCTTAGCGTTGTTTGTATAAAGTCTGGTAGGAAGTTCAGGGGTGTATAACTCACCTGTACAGCAGTGGCTACACTTCCTTCAACCACAATCTGTTCGATGCCCATGTAAGCTCTATCTTCCTGCCCCAATGCTCTGTCAGGCTTTCCTGTATTAAAGTCAGCCCCTGTGATATTGCCTGCAATCTGAAATTTAGCATTGTTAGCTACAACATTATCAGATATTGTTCCAGACCCATCTACAGGGTGTTGGGTTACTTGGCTTGATAGACTCTTTGAGTAACTTGTGACAACATCTAAATAGATGAAGTCACTTGTTTTATTTTTTAATACTATCATTGTGAACCTACCGATAAATCTGCTACGGGTCTGAGTGAGTTGTTAATCACATCCTGAACAATCGTTCTAAAACCTTCAGGGTCTTGACCATTAGTTACACTGAGAGGTATATTAACCTCGTAATTATTAATATGTTGAGAGGTATTTGTACTATTTTCAAACTGTTGTGGTGCATACGGCCCCATACTACGAGTACCGTCATCACTATACTCACCACCAAGATTGGGTGCCAGATCAGGTCTAAACATACCTAGCCTTTGGTTTCTAGCTACCTCGTCTGTACTTCTATTTTCAGACACGTTGGATATATTGCGGAACAAATTACCAAAACCTATTGCATTCGGAACGGCCATTATAGGAGCGTCCATAAATTTGGCAAGATAACCGGCAGTAGTAGTAAGGGCACCTTTTTCTGCTTCTTTTTTAGCAGCCGGAAAGAATTTCCTAGTAGGATCATTCGCTGCGATTCTCTCTGCCCTGCTCTTACCACCTGCAAGTTTATTCAGCAACTCAAATAGTTCACTAAGTCGGGTGATAAAACCATTAAGTAGGTTTATTAGGGGTGAATCGGTTTCGTTGAATAGTCCAACAATAGTTGAAACATGCCCTGCAATAGTTCCTAGTAACGTCCCAAGAGAGTTGAAGAGTTCTAAGAAGTTCTTCCTAGTCTTCTCTGCATCATCCCCGAGTAGTTCTCCCATTAAACTTCCACGACCTGCAATAAAGGCTGAAAAGTCTTCGAGGGCTACTAACGCTAAAGCAATAAGTGTTGCCACTCTGGTGAATGGTATCGCAAGTAACGTAGCCACAATCCCAAGTGCTAGGATATTACCTTTTGCCATGCCTGTACGTTCAGACAATAGTTTTATACCTGTAGATAAATCTACAAGAAGACCTAAAGGTACTCTGAGTATAGCGCCTATGTAATGCCAAGCCTCACCAAATGCTCTTACTAATGGTAACATTTCTTTAAAGAAAGCTGCCATAGTTTTGAAGATACCCGCCTGACCTTTTTCAAAACCAGACTTAGAAAGTTCTTTAACCATATCATTGAATGTGTTATTGAACCTCATCTGTTCAGCAAGGGAGGTCATTTTTGCAGCCTCTAAAGCGCCACCCTTTCTTGCTTGTTCAGAAAGTATCTTAGCAAACTTTGGTAGTGCTGTTAGGGAGTTTACTTCACCGCTATCCATCATATCGAATAGCTTTGCAGTGTCACCGCCAGATACAGCTTCTGCCATTAACTGGATAGCAGCAGGGAATTTTTCACCTAGTTGCATCTTCAATTCTTCAGAGTATACCTGACCTTTGTTAAGCATCTGCTCAACAGCTCTCATAGAGCCTTTCATAGCTTCGTTGTCAAGCCCCATAACACGACCATACTCAGCCATGCCTTTGAAGACTCCTTGTACTGCACCTGTACTCATACCAGCAGTAGTACCAGCAGCAGCCATTTTAAGATAAGGGTCGGATTGTGCTCTATAGTCAAAGCCAACTTCGTTCCCCAGTTTCTTAACCCATTCTAGTTGCTTAGCACCTTTTTCTTCTGTACCAAATACAGCAGTAGCCGCAGTACCTTGACCAATAAGTTCTTGGTTAATTTGGTTAAGTTTACTAATACCAAAACCTAAACCTAAGCCGGGTATAAGTGCTCGACCCATACCACCACCAGCGGCACCAAGACCTGCACCTGCAAATCCCCCTGCAGCGCCTCGTCTTCCAGCGTCCCCAGCACCACCGAGAGGCCGTCTAACGTCTGCCCTTATACGTATCCTAGCGTTCTGTTCAACAAACCTTATAGCCTCTCTCATGTCTCTCAGGAGGGCGTACTTATCTACGTCGAACCTATTGAGGTTAACTATAGGTGAGATACCCCTTGTAGAGGCCAGTCTGAGTCTCGCTTTAAGTGCTCTATGTAGACGTGTGTTGAAGTCGTCGCTAAACCTAATACCAGAGATAGGTACAGAGATTCTAGCAAACTTTATAGTTGGTCGGAATGTTTGATTGGTAGCCAACTTCATTCTAGCTTCTAAAGCTCGTCTAAGCCTTGTGTTGAAGTTGTCGCTAAAGCCAAAGCGGGATATATTAACTTTAATATTAGAAAGAGAATCTTCAGTTATCCTTCTAGCGCGTCTCTCTAGAATGTCAAGCTGCTTATCAACTTTCTGAATATCAGTTTTATTGATTTTAAAACCAAAAGTAGC